CCAGCAAATGTGTATGTTTTAAAGAAATTCTCAACAGAACTTATTCTTCTTTGAGATAGTTTATTATTATATTGTTCAGTGTTTGGTGATGAAGCACTCCCTCTTAAAGTAAGAATAATTTTTTCAGCTTGTTTTTGACTCAATAAATCATAAATCTTTTCAACCAAAGTTTTCATTTGGGTATAATTTTCATCAACAATATTTGTAAAGAAAGTTGATACCGTTGCCGCACTTACAGCATTTTGACTATATTTTGTTTTATTAGCCGATGATGTATAAACATCATATGTTGTTTGATATGGTGTTTCAGTTGTTGTGTTAGGATTTCCTTTTGGAATATCATTATCAAAATAAAATCCATATTCAATATAACTTGATAAGGCTTGTTCCGCAGTTGCTTGGGTTTGATTACCTCCAGTTTGTTGTCCTGTTCCTGTCTCTGTTGAAGTGTTTTTAAACACACTTTCAATGTTTTCATTTGTTGCTTGTGGATTATTCGCAACTTCTTGCCAAGCTTGTAATTCTGACAATGGAATTGTATTGTATATCTTTGCAAGTTCATACAAATCATACTTTTTACATCCCGCAAAGAATGAATTAACAACAGAATCTACTTTTTGTCTATCACCTTCATTGGCTAACACCTTATTAACAATAACATTTAAAATTGACGGATGGTCAACAACCATCTTCCATTTCAATGTACCACTACGAGAAGTGTTTTTATAAGTATATACGGGTTCGGGTCTACCTAAGAATGTAGTTTCATTAAATGACGGTCTTGTATCCTCAGTGAATGATAAATCATATGGAGGGAACCACATAATTCTACCACCATTTGGCCCTTGTTCACAAACAGGTAAATCACTAACTCTATAACCAGGTCTATGTCCTGTTCTCCAAGCCAAGTTCTCAACTGAGAACATATATTTTTTTACCTTACCATTAACAATACTATCACCACCTTTTTCAGGTGCAATGTTTAAGTTAAATGTTGAATCAACAATAGAGTATGAAAACTTACGAATATTTCCTTCTTTTTTCTGTAAACTATTAAAGGTGTAATATGGTGTATCTTTTGTAAAAACACGACAATATTCAATACCAACATTGGCTTGTCCATCTGAATATCTAATAACTTGAGAACCTTTGGTAATTTCTTTATATCCATCAAAGAATACTTTTGATGTTTGGTCAATAGCGTTACCTACGTGTCCAAATCGTGCCCCTGAATTTGGTTGTGAATCAATTAACCTTTGAGTATCATCTAATATTGAACCTGGTTTAAAGTCATAATTAATTGACTCTGTTGCCGTCAATTGATTCGCAATTGATGGAAATGCTGGGTCTTGGTCAGCATAATCACCACCAGGTTTTTGATATCTACCAGCATTTGGTGCCCATTTACCACTAATCCATGTAAATCCACCGACAATACTACCATCATCATCAAATGGTCTTCCCGCTAAACCAAATTTAAAGTCTTTATCAACACCTTCATATTCTTTTCCTAAAATATCAGGACCATAAACAGGCGCGTTAACCTGACCACCAAAACTGTCAATTGGTACTTGACCGGGTGGTGATGTTATATATCCCGGTTCTCTTTGTGGACTACCAACATAATACGTTCCTTCACTTGCATTGTTAGCAAATGCTCCCGTAATGGCTTGACCTAAAGCAGATAAAACACCAGTACCACCTGTATTATATTGTGGTCGGTATCTATTTGTATCTAAATTTTGAGTTAACTGACCTCTTTGTCCTGAACCAGTATAGTCCAAAAATACTTGTGATGGTGAAGTTGGTCTTGAACCAAACAAACCAAATAAACCACCACGTTTTCCGTTACCAGCCGCCAAGGCCGCTGAACTTGCAGTGCCAAAATCTCTTGCTTGATAATAACTGCCCGGAATTGGTGAGAATGGAAATTGTACACCAGTAATTCTTTGGACAATATCCATACCTTGTGATAATAAATTACCACCTGAAGTGATTGTCCAATCAGAAACAATTATAGGTCTTTTTCCCGCAATAACTTGTGATAAGTTAAATGGGTCAGAAAGACCTGATAAAATATTAACTCTACCTATTGTAGCGGCTCTTACATTTTGGTCAACCCTATATTGAAAAGATTGTTTTGCGGCTTTAACACCTAATTTAGCCAATTCTGAATCATCACTAGCAGGACCATTATCACCTAATGGGTCTGGTTGTAATAAAACTGAAAATGGTGAATAAGATGATGGTCTAAAACTTGGTGGGTCCCAATATGTCGCATTTTTTTGTACTTTAACAATATCACCCATATCATAATAGGTGTATTGGTTTCCTGGTGAGTACACATTTTTAATGTACTGTCTCTTTTGGAATGACTCGGAATATTTTTGTAATGCATCGGTATATGGTGGTGTAGCACCATATGGACCTTGATTTGAAGTTATTTGTTGGGTATTAATTAAACCATTAATATCTTTGTTGTATCCACCTAATGGACCAAATACGTTATTAACATATAGTTTGTCGGCAAATGGGTCAGAATCAATTAATGCATCAGGGGAGTCAATAACAGCATAATCACTTTGAATAAAATCACCTGAAGCAGGCGCGGAAGTTGAAGTGTAAACACCAGGTTTGTTATATGGAGTTAAGTTTCTTGTTAGTAACTTGTCTCTTAATAATTTTGTCGCACTAAAACTTAATTGACTTGGCATTTTTATTGTTTCTTCTATAAATAGAAGCTCATTTATTTTTTATTAAATCTTATTTGGAACTGTTCCGTAATTTGTATTCATTTTAGATTCAGAAATGATTCTTTCAAGTTCTTTTCTAAAACTTTCGTTTTTAAATATTTCACTGATTTGTGCATCGGTTAAAGATTGTGAATTCCCATTTGGTGTTGTTACTTTAATATCTATGGTACCTTTATGTTCTAAAGGATTAAACTCAATCTTTTGATTGTTTTGTGTAATATTTCCAGTTTCAATTGATGGTTTTTTAGTCACATCAGTTCCTGATAAGAATGATTTTGCTTTATCCGCCAAAGTACTTAATCCTGTTACGGCAGCACCCGCAGCTTCAGCAATTTTATTTCCTGATGAAATGTATGGTTTAGATGCTTCAGTATCAAAATTACTAAACGCTTTGGTAATATTCTTTAAACCTTCCCCCATGTCCATTCCCGCAGTTTTAAATACATTCGCAACTTCTTCTAAACCACCTTTTCCTGAAATTAAATCAGTTAAACCTTTACCTGTTTTTTCATAAAGTTGGTCAATACCCGCAATACCACCACGTGTATTACCAACAGCTCTTTGTGCCGTTGATTGTCCTGTGGCTAAAGCACCTCTTAAGACTTCCCTTAAATCCTGTGGAGCTCTTGACCCTGCGACAGGTGCTGCAAGACTATCTCTAATCTGTTCTTGTACCGCATTTGAATATTGTGCCTCAGTAAGTTGACTCTTAGCCAAATCTTCTAATGTTACAGGTTTTTGTGATTCTTTTAACTCATCAATATCTTTACTATTAATTTCAGTAACAAGTTTTTCATCTCTACCAATCTTAACCGTAAATCCACCTTTTTGTTTGTTGTATTGTGCTACATTGGCAACAAATTGTTTTGTCTCTTCATCAACACCGGCAATTTTTAAATCTTTAGATATCAAATTTAATTTTTGAGTACCTTCAGACATTTTAATCAAATCATTGTAGGCGATACCTGTGGCTTTTTCAATTTCTCTCAAATCACGTTTAGCATTTGGGAAAACTTTAAACTCTTTTGTTTTCTCATCAAAATATGTAAACTTTTGAGTCATTTTTACAACTTGATTTTGAAGTTCTTCAGTATCTTCAGACGCCAAATACATTAATCTAAATGGGTCGGCTAGGTCACCAGCAGCAACACCCATTCTTTGGAACGCCGCCACGGTGTCAATAGCACCTTCGGGGTCAAATACTTTTTCAGCAAAATTAAATACTGAATTCATATCAATACGTAATCCTGCCGCTTGTGCCGCCATCTTAGCTAATCCCGCAACACCATTTTCAAAACCATATTTATTAATTGAGTCTAAGTTATTACTAACCAACTTAAACACCGCACCCGTATTAACACCAACTTGTCGTGCTAAATTAACGGTTGTTTGAATATTGTCTTTAATGTTTCCTGTTTGAATTCCGACATCTTGGAATGATTTAACCATTTCACCAACACCAGCCGAAGATACACCAACCGCTTGTCCCGCAGCATATAAATCAGTTACGGTTTCACCTAATGTAATAACATTTGTTTGAAGTGATTCCGCAATACTTTGTTGTATGTTCGCAACATCCCTAAAATCACCACCCAAACCAACAACTCCCGGAGTTGCAATTGCAATTTCTTCCCTTAGTCCTTTAATTGCCGATTGGGTTTGTCCAAAAGTTCCTGAAATTGTTGCAGTAAATTGAGCATATTGGTCTTCTAACTCAACGGTTCTTTTTTGCCAACCATCATAAGCATTATCAACAATACTACTTAATTTTTTTACAATGTCCCCAACAGAATTAATACTATTAGATATTCCTGACGTATTTGGTGCGTTTGGATTTGGTGGAGCTGGTTGTAACATATGTTAATAAATAGAATAATTACACTCCAAGATGTATGTAAATTTTTTGCTAAAACAAAATATTCGTCTAACTGATAGGAAGCGTAATCAGAAGAAAACGCGAAAAAACTCAACCCCAAAGGCGATTTCTACATCTACCTTGTTTCCTGACGGGGCTATAATTGTTCTTCTTAAATCCAATCGTGGTTCGTTTTCATCAATAAAATTTCTGATAAATTTTGAATCCATTATGGGTAATCCTTCTACAAATCTATTAATAGTACCTTGTTCACTATCACCTTCAACACTAATAATTTGTTTTTGAAGTTTCCAAGTTACTTTTGGTGCAACTCTTCCCGCAGGATATTGGTCAGCCAATTTGTTAATCTCACCAATTTCTTTAAAAGTTAAAGGTTTTACTTTAACAGTCGCACCTGATTTTGGTAATTTGATTGTAAAACTACCATCTTCATTTGGTTCTTGGGACGGTTTTCTAAAATCCAACTCGTCCAACATAATTTCAGTTGAAAACCTTTTTCCTGTCTCGGGGTCATTACTTGAAATTTTATATTCGGGACCAAATGATGTGTTTCTTAAAAATATCAAAATGGCTTCAATATCACCATTTAACATTTCATCGGGTCTCAAATCTGGTTCATACAACTTTGAACGTACCAATGTCATAACCAAATCATCGGGGTTAACCGACATAATTGTATTCTCATCGGCAGCCGTTAAATAACCTACCTTGACAGATTTTTTCTTTGATTTATAAAACTTACCTTCAGAAGGTAGTTTTACCACATCGTGTGGTAAGTTAAAATCTTGTTGACCATATTTTAATACATTTTCGTCCATAAAAAAAAACACAGGGATTAGACCCTGTGTTAAATATACCGTATTAAATTAATTTATCAATATAAAAGTAAATACAAAATTAGTAAACCAAAATACAACGGTCCATTTGTAATGTAACGTCCAATCCTGCTAATTTGTCATCACTATATGATACGTTATCCCAAGCGGATTTTGTAATCATACATCCCTCAAGAATCCATTTTTCCACAACAACACCTGTTGGGTCCAACATCTCAAGGTCAACATTCTTTTTATAACCCGCAGCATATCCCATACGACCTGTAACTGATTCAGCGTGTAAACGAACCCACTCCATAAGAGCTTGTGTTGCTGATGGACCAATTGGGTCACGGAATTTAACTGAGATGGCATTCCATTTGAATCTACCAGCTACGAATGTAGAAGTGTTCAAAAATTGTATCTCAACAGGGTTAATATCAATACTTGGTCTTCCTGATGATTCTACGAACCATTCATTAATACCTAAACTTGTGTCAAACCTTAGTATAAATCGGTTCGCTCTTTTTGGTTCGTAAGGAACCGGCATTTTCATTAATAAATCAGCCATGGTATATTCTTTTTAGTTTTTTGTTTTAGTTTATTTATCTATAAATACATGTTGTTTGAAAATTTTTGTATTTACTTTAATTTTTTAAAAATTATCATCGTTTAGTATCTAGTTTTAGCTCCTTTACCAGTATAGTAATTCTTTAACATAGGTTCATCTTCAAAACTCTTCTTCATTACTTCTACATTCTTTAAGTCATCATCTGAAAAGCCAATACTAGGAACAAAATTATTTTTCACATCATTTTTAAGGTATAATTTTTTACCTAAATTTTTGGCTTGAGATTTTACATAAGAAATAAATTCCCTCATTGCGTCCACTTTTAATTGTTCGGGGTTTCCCGCACCTGTTGCGTCAAGAAAACTAACAGGATAATATTTGTTCATGTCAAGATAGTCTTTAATTAATTCCATATCTGACTTGTCCTCCATATCTGAAATGTCCCTGTATTTTCTAAGATTCTTTAATAATAAATCTTTATTTATACCCTGATGGTCGGACACTATTAAATTATAAATCGCGTCTTTGATAGTGTCGGGGTTATGACCACGAGCTGTGATAATTGAAAAAATTGACCCGTTATTAATTGCTTCCACAAAATCAGACCAAGCGGGACCTGTTTTTGCTTTCATTGCATCAATCTTAAATTGTTTGTCACCACCTTCTCTAAAATTTCTATAAGGTTGGTCAGCATATCCAACGATTTTGTGTCCATTATAATCAAATTCTTCTTTACCTATTTGATGTCTATGTTCAGCAAAATCTTCGGTGGACATTGGTACTTCATTATCATTATCATCTCTTAAGATAATTTTTGTTGGCATGTACATTAAGTTATCATCCCAATCAAATGCATAATACTTTAAATCTGGCGTACCAGCGTCATCAAAACCTTCACGTAATGATGACACTGGATTATTTTTTTTGTTTTTCAACATAAATTATTAGATATTTTCAAACGAAGCTCCTGTTGGAGTGATTAAGAATTCAATATCAATGAATTCCAACGCTTTTGTTGGTTTCAAGTAAATTTTACCTGTCATAGTATTTCTATCTAAATCTTCAGGTGAATTACTTACAGTAACACGGAAGTCATATAAACCTCTGTCTCTTCTGATAGCGTCCAAGATAGGGTTAACTGAATCCAAGAAATCTTGTCTTACTTTAGCATCGTTTTGTTCAAACAACAATCTTACCGCCACCGCTGAAATTAATTTACGAGCTTGTAATAACAATCTTCTTACGTTAATTCTGTTAAGTGCTGTGTCAGCAATTTGTAATGTTTTATTACCCCAAATTACAGTTCCAACATCAGAGAATGTTGCGATAGGATTGATTCTACCTTGATACAAAGTATCTCTATCTTCTTGTGTAAGTTTCTTACGAGCTTTAATTGCGTTTACCAAACCTCTTGTGTAACCCGCAGTTGCGAACCATGGGAACGATACGTTATCAGTCAATGCTAAGTTTCTACAAACTTCATTTGTTGGTGGTATGTAGATTTGTGTGTTATTAACAGTATCTCTAACCAAAATCCAAGGATAGTAAGTTGCTGTGTAGTTAGAATCTATATTAGTGTTTGCTAAATTATCAACCGCTTCTGTTGGATAGATAAAGTTATCTGTATTTGTTGGGACATATACGTTACAATCAGGTGTAGTACAAATGTAAATTGAATCTGCCCTATTGTAAGTAACCATTGAGATTGAATCCTCAACTAAATTTGAGTTATTTACATAATCAATTCCTGGTGTTGCGAATACATTTATATTAACTGCTTCAGGGTTTGAGAATGTGTTGATTCCTAACAAATATGCGTAATAATCAGTGTTTGCAAAATCAGTAAAGTTTCCAATAGTGATTGGTTTAAATGCTCCCCAACCTGTAGCGTTTGGATATCTTGTTGTAGCACATGCTCCTTTTTGATAACCAGTACCACCTAAAATATATGAGTCACCATTTGTTCTATATTCACGATAGATATCCCAACCATCAAAACCATTTTGATCTAAGAAAGAGAATTTTCTTGCTTGAATTTGATAGTAAGGGTTTGCTGAAGTTTCAGGGTCTGATTGGAATGATGCATCACCACAATCAAATGCTGGGGTACCTGAAGTAGGACCATAAGCAATTGTAACAACAGTAGCTCCCGAATCCATGTGGAAACCTTTTGTGATATAACCCCAAGGTTCACCAACATTAGCTTCATCACAATAGTTATTTGAAGCCTGTCTTCCTTTATATTCAAAGAAAGCTGGGTCGTAACCAATTTGTGAAGATATACCCAAATATGCAGTTCTAACTCTATCACCAGGACTGATAACAGGATTGTCAACACCTGCAGTAGTTCCAAATGGTGGGTTATAAATTACTTCACCTGGGAAGTTGTATTGTGTTTTATATACTGGGAACGGTGGTGTAGCAGAATCATATTCTCTAATAACATAACCTTCAAATCCACAAGGAACTGATTCTATGTTAGCGTCTAAATTCATTTCCAACATAATATATTTTGAATTCAAAGCGTATTCACCATCACTTGTACCAATCTTAACAGCCACGTAACTATTAGAACCTGGGTCCATAGTACAGTTTGTGAATTTTTCTAAGATTACAGGATTTGTGTCCGTATCATAAAAACTACGAACCGCTAAGTCAAAACTTAAATTTGCGAATGAAATGTTAGAAATTGAAATTTTAATTTGTGTGTTTGCACTATTACCATCAGCCACAGAATAAATCTTAAATAACTTATCAACTGTACTACCGAATAATTGAGAAACAACCCAAGGTGATTCAGGTGATTGATATCTTTGAAGATAGTTTGCAATAGTTCCTGTTGAGTCTGTGTATCTAACACCAGGAAGTGCAATCAACTCAGAATTAAGACCTCTAATGTAACCTTTATTGTAAGCATAATTTAATAAATTTGGGAAAGTTTCTTCAACAAATAATGGAACTTCAGCTCTTGGTTTACCAAAGTTAGATAAACCAAACACTTTAGTGATATAGTTTGCTGATGTTGTACTTAAAGATGATACGAATGAGAACGCATCTCCCGCAACAGTCAATCCTGAAATTGCAAATTCTGTAAATGGATTTTGTGATATCCCTGAATAACTTCCTGAATTATCAATAATAACATCAGTTAAACCTGATACTGTATAAACAGGACCATTACTTGATGCTCCATATGTTGCAATACCTCTTGAACGTAAAGTAGCCGCAATTAAATTGTTATATTCTGTGTAAGCAGTACCTGTATAGTTATAAATTGTTCCCGAAACAGTACCTGAATAAACACCACTACCTAAACTAGACATACTAGATATTACATTATAGAATGAATATCCTGTATAAGCATTTCCTGAAGAAATATCAAAGTTAGCGTAATACCAAGTATCATTATTACCTGAAGTAAAATCAGAGTCTGCAGTTGTTACACCTGAAACACCATATACGTTAGTTGAAGCTGTGTAAGCCGTTAAACTTGGTGATGCTCCTGATGGTATTGTACCAAAATAATCTATTGTAAAACCTGA